CTAACCCAACGCTTTTCGCACGTTGTCCCAATTCGATTGGGCAAGGTGGGCGTATCGCATCGTCGTTGTAATCGACGCGTGCCCCATGAGTTCCTTGACCTCCGCGAGTGACACTCCCGCGCGGAGTAGGCGGCTGGCGTACGTGTGCCGCAAGTCATGCAGCCGTACATGCCCCACGGGTTTGCGTGCGCCGCGCTTGCCTGTGTAGGCGATCCGCGTGGACGCCTCGAACCGGTGCCTCAGGTTGCTACTGTCCGGAGGTTTGCCGTTGACGTGAGCGAGCACTAGGCCACTGTGCAAACGCGCCCCACGCGGATACTCAACGGGCGCCGGACTCCCGTAACCGTTGCGCTTAATCAGCTCTGCGAGTTGCCCCGCCAGGGTGGAGCCAATTGGTATGTCGCGCCGCTCATAGTCCTTCGGCGGTTTCATCACACGGGCAACCGGGTCGTACGCCCATTCGATTCGCACTAGCTTGCGCTCAGGGAATACGTGTTCAAGATGCAATCCCAACGCTTCCCCCAGTCGGGCGCCGGTCCCAATGAGTACGTCGGTGGCGAACCTGTCGAAGTCGTCAAGCGAGCATTGAATTGCCCGAAACTCTTCCGTCTCTAGAAACCGTTCCGGCATTGGGCCGGGCTTGGGCAGCGTTACGCCCTTGCATGGGTTGTAGGCGATCAGGCGGGCGCCGTTGGCGCCCTTGAGTGACGCGCTCAGGAGGAAATAGCACTTGGCGACAGTAGAGGGCGCCAATTGCTTATCTGTCAGCTCAGCAACCCACGCCTCTACCGATTCTTTCGTGATCGAATTTAGCGGCTTATTCGACCAGTGCGGGCGCAAGTGGTCGCGTATTCGTCCGTCGTCTGATCGCGCGGTGGACTTCGCTACTCTGCGGGAGCTTTGCCAACGTGGTTCCCATTCACCCCACGTGATCTTTCGGGCTTCGCTGGGCGTTGGTGTATCGCGTTCCGATTCTTCGGCGGCGTTCGCTTTCCGTACTGCCTCACGTTTGTGCGTGTACGTCCCTGCGGACCGCTTGCGTCCGTCGCCATCGCGGTAGAGCGCCCGATACTTTCCGGACGGTAACGCTTCCGCCCATCCCATTTAGACGCGCTCTCTTTCTGGCATTGGTTCGGTTGTCTTGATCCGGTAATTGCCGTGCGCGGCTACGGCGTAGAGAAAGGTCGTGAGCGCACTGAGCGGCCATACAACGGCGTCCTGCGAGCTGGCGAACATATCGGCGTGCAGGTATTCGGTTGCGCGGTATGCGCCCACGAAGATTCCGCAGAGCGAACCGGCGCCAAGCGGGAGCAGGACGGTTAGCCATACCCGATCTTTCGATTCGTGCGCGAGGATCACAGACCCGAAAATTACGACGTTCGCGATAAGGATTGCGACGGCGGCAACGTACGAATATGCCTCAGCCCATCCGCCAAGGTGGCCGATGTAGCTAATGTCCGCACTTGCACCACCCGCTTTGACGAATGCGAGGGTGACGAATGCGGCGACTGCAATCCCAGCATGTGCAATGAACCCGTTGAGTTCCGGCTTGCCCCACGCGTTCGCGGCGTGGATGACGAGAGCGCAGAGAGCGAGCAACCCGCATAGGTCTCCGCACAAGTCGGCAAGGTTCCGGACGCTAAGGGCAGCGTCGAGCGCCTCGTTAATCCAGACGTTGCCAAGGACCGGGCTGCGGAGCACGCAGTACGCGGCGAGTCCCGCGAGGGCGATGGTCATAGGGCGGGACTCGCGTCGAGCCCAACGATTAGACCGGAGCCAAGCGGCGGAACCTGCGGCCAAGATTGCAGCCATATGCAACGCGTGTGTCATTCCAATAAGCCTTTGCGGAGTCGTTCGCGCTGTTGGGTTTTCGCCCCCCGTGCGCTGTCCTGATTGGGTCTGAGTGTCGCTCGATTGCCCCCGGCTCCGCGTGACTCAGGTTTCATCTTAAATCGTCTGACTGTTACTGGTTCGGGTTCCTCTTCCGCGTCTAGGTCCTCTCTGTGGGCGTCCTCTCTGCGGGTCAGTTCGGCCAGTAGTTGGACTGAGGTTGCGGCGCGTAGTGCGCGTGTGGCGTTGCTGTGCGCCACTTCTGATTCATCTATGAGGCCAGCCGCTACTAGTCCGTCTATGGGGCTTGCGCCGTATGCGCGCGCGAAGTCAACGACCGTTTCCGCAAACTTGACCGGGTTAACGTCAAGGTGCCGACCAACTTTCGTGTTATCGACACCCATGCGTTCGCCGATCGTTCGGTTGCTGTCGGTTCCTGCCACGGCGTATTTCCATGCTTGGAATCGGTTCATGTCGCTAATCTTGCACCACTTCCGGCGCAACCTCAACCGCTCCGACCTGCGGGTTTTGTTTTTCGTGCGCACAAATCTGCGCCACTTACGGCGCAGAGTGTTGCAAGTCTGCCGCGGTCATGTAATAGTTCTCACGTCGCCAAGAACGAATAACAACGATGTAAGACAGGGGGCAGGGATGCCGGGGCAGACAACCCTAAGGTTCCTTCCGGGACTATTGGAGCTGGTCAGAGAGTCGCGGGGCTTCAAGAACGAACGCGATTTTGCTGCCGCCCTGGGTGTTAGCCAGGGAACTTTGCGCCGGGTTCAGTCCGGCTCGCAGGCTCCCACGGCGATACTGATTTGCAGCGTTAGCATCTTGTCGGGTAGAGGGCTGGACCGTGTTGTTCAGGCCGTGAGCATCCGCGAAATGCGGGCGTCGTGAGCCGGGCGCGGTTCGAGCTGGTCTCAGTTAAAGAGGCTGCGGCTGAGGCGGGGCTACACGCGAACACGATTTACACAGCTTTGCAGTCTGGTGAGTTGCGCGGCTTTCAGCGGAAAGCTCGGGCGTCTTGGCGGATTGACGTGCGGGACTTGGCCGCATGGCTCAGGGGCGAGCAGGTAAGCGCCTAAACCCTACTTGCAAGCAAGAAAACCACTCAGCGACTAAACGTCACTGTGACGCAACGAGACTCAGGAGAATCCAAAATGACCGCACTGGCGTTCCTTTCTATGGCCGTTCTGCGCTTCACGCAGTCGATCCCGTTCCTCATTACCGGGAGCAGTTAGCCACAACGAACAGCCCGGCAAGCGGCGGCAACCACTTACCGGGCCAGCGAACAAACCATCAGACCCACACAATGAGTAGAGAGCTGTTCAATGACTGAGCTTACCGTCTCTATTGAGACGATGACCGCGACCGTGCAGGCGCTGAGCGCCCTGGTCCTTGAGAACGTGGCGCTGCGTGCCGGACTGGACGCGCCTGTGCCGTTCATGTTGACGGATGCAGGCAAGGCCGTGGCTGAGGATGCGGGAATTGCGTTCGCGCAGTTCGATCCCGACGAGCCGGTGCCGTTCGTTCCGGCTGAGACTGTAGACGGCGAGCCACTGGATTTCGGCTACTACGAGGACCGCGAGGGCGACGAGTGGTGCAAGTCGGATGATGGCTGGCAGTTGACCCGATTCAACGGGCGCACGATTCAGGACGAGTACCCGAACGAATGGGACGAGACCGAGGGGTACGGCCCCCTGACGTTCCTGCGTCCGCTGTTCTCCGATCCGGAGCCCACCAAGACGTACACGCTGAGCGAGACGGCGGAAATCCTTGGGCGCCAGGGGATCGATACGGGCCAAAATCGGCTCAAGCGCTTTCTGAACGAAGGCATTGCGTGGACGGATCACTTCGGCGAGCCGCGCGGGTGCGCTGATGGCATGTTGGTCCTGACTGACTGCGCAAATCGTCATCGCAAGGGCGTCGTGCGTGTCACGCCCGAAGGTGTCAACGAGCTTGTGCGCGTGATGAATGTGGCGATCTGATGGCGTACGCGGACACGCTTGAGCGTGAGGCCGACCGGATTCTCGCGGAAGCTGGATACGTCGAGCCGCGCGTGACGAAGGCCGACCTCGCGGGAAGTGCGGCAGATATTGACGCGATCCTGCACGCCCCGCATTGGGTGCAGCGCAAGGTTGCGCGTCGGATGAAAGTTCGGATCAAGTGACCGGCGAGCGTTCGGCGTTGACCCGAAGTGCCGCGTTCGCTTTGGACTACAAGCACTTTCGAGAGCTAGGTATGTCGCACCAACGGATTGCCGACAGGTTGGGCGTGCAGCGCGGTTCGTTGCTGCGGAGGGTTGACAGGTTAGGCATTTGCATTCCGGAGCCGGAAGAGGCGCATTCGTTGCGCGTGCTAGATCGGCTGGTATCTGAGGGCGTGCCGTTCACAGTGGATCACATTCCGGGCGACGGCGAGTTTGTGAACGGGATTCTTCGGCGCGATTGTCGGCGCGGACGTTTTGAGCGTGTAGGGCGCCGGAAGCCCACCGTTTCTGGCAATGACACGGTGACCGTATATCGAGCGAAGGCGGCATAGATGGACAAGTTTCGTGACACCTTGGGCAAGCATGGGCTTTCCGTGTTCACGGTAACGAGCGATCCGGTTGGTTTCCTTGTGCGGGTTCAGGTTCCGCGAGAGTGGGTCATTCGCGGTTGGCGGATTGTGACGACGCTTGAGGATGCGTACGTGGAGTCTTGGGCGCGTGATCTGGATATGGCGTTTGCGTTGGCGTCGGGTGTGATTGAGGGTTTGGCGTGAGGTTGCGCCGGTTCGATCCGACGTTCTGGTTGGTTGTGTTTTGTGTCGTCGCGTATGTGGCGCTTGGCTTTTCGCGACTGTTGCTCTAGCTGTTCGGCTGGGTTCAAACAATTCTTGCGTGTCCATTCGGGGGATACGTCTGTCTGAAAGTGGGTTTGTTGTGGCAATCACGGTCACCAATCAGCGCGAGCTAGACGACGCGCTTACGGCAAAAACGAGCATCATCTACATTGATGCACCTGCGGGAGTTCGCCTCCTGGTTGACAGCGCGGGCAGTTCGCACGTTGTGGCGCGGGGCAGTTCGCGCGTTGTGGCGCGGGGCAGTTCGCACGTTGAGGCGCGGGACAGGTCGCACGTTGTGGCGTGGGACGGTTCGCGCGTTGAGGCGTGGGGCAGTTCGCACGTTGAGGCGCGGGGCAGGTCGCACGTTGTGGCGTGGGACAGTTCGCACGTTGTGGCGTGGGACGGTTCACGCGTTGAGGCGCGGGGCAGTTCGCGCGTTGTGGCGTGGGGCAGTTCGCACGTTGTGGCGTGGGACAGTTCGCACGTTGTGGCGCGGGACGGTTCGCGCGTTGAGGCGTGGGGCAGTTCGCACGTTGAGGCGCGGGGCAGTTCGCACGTTGAGGCGTGGGACAGTTCGCACGTTGTGGCGTGGGACGGTTCGCGCGTTGAGGCGCGGGGCAGTTCGCACGTTGTGGCGTGGGACAGGTCGCACGTTGTGGCGTGGGACAGTTCGCACGTTGAGGCGCGGGACAGGTCGCACGTTGAGGCGCGGGGCAGTTCGCACGTTGAGGCGTGGGGCAGGTCGCACGTTGAGGCGTGGGACGGTTCGCACGTTGAGGCGTGGGGCAGTTCGCACGTTGAGGCGCGGGGCAGTTCGCACGTTGAGGCGTGGGACAGTTCGCACGTTGTGGCGTCGCGATTTGTTGCCGTGCATCTGCACTCGCAGCGCGTCATCCTTGCGGGCGGCGTTGTCATTGACCTAACGGCTATCGACTTGTCCGATCCCGTGCAGTGGTGCGAGTTCCACGGTGTCACGGTCGATGGTGGTATCGCCTACGTTTACAAGGCGGTCAATGATGCGTGGACGACGGATCGGGGTTTCGATTACTCGCCCGGTAGCAAGACGGTAGCGCCCGATTGGGATGCCGCGCCGCACTGCGGGAATGGCTTGCATTTCGGCGCTACGCCTGGACATTCCAGGGTTTACATGCCGGACGCTACCAAGTTCGTTCGCGTGGGCGTGGCGGTTAGCGGGCTGGTTCCCCTGGGGGGCAAGTGCAAAGCGGCGGCGGTTGTAGTGGCAGCGGTTGAGGTTGACCGTTGGGCAAATGAAGTGCCGCAGTGACCGACTACAGCGTAATTCGCGACCAGTGGGGCAGGCCGTTCGTCAGCCAGGATGGCGGACCACTCAAGTTCGAGGGCAAGCGCAAGACGCCAACCAACGCCGTTGGTTACCAGCGGGTTTCGACGCTGGCGGGCGTGCTGGATGACAAGTCGATGCTTGGCGAATGGCAGGCCGCGCAAACCGCAATTGGTGTAGTGCGTGAACGGTCCGTGTACGCGCAGCTTGCGTCACTGGTCAGCAAGCACAAAGACCCATGGCGCGAGTCGAAAACGCAACTCAAGCAATTGGTTGCGCGGGCGCAGCAAGCCGCGTCCTCCGATGATGGCTCAGGTTTGGGGACGGCGTTTCACGACTTGACGGAGGTTGACGACAAGGGGCAAGAGCCGGATTTCATGCTCGAAATGTTCCGCCCATGGTTGGCCGCGTACCGGGAGGTAATGGCCGCGTGGGAAGTGTTGGACGCTGAACCGTTCCTTGTGGTCGATGAGCTGCAGGTTGCAGGCTCGATGGACAAGTTGCTGCGGCACAGGGAATCCGGCGCGATTGTTGCGGCAGACCTCAAGACCGGGGCGTCTGACCCGTTCTATCCGCTCAAGGTTGAGATTCAGGTTGCGTGTTACGCCCACGGGCAAAAGTACGACCAAGCGACGGGCGTTCGTACGCCGCTGCATCCGGACATTGACCTTAAGCGCGGGTTGCTGATTCATGTTCCGGTTCGCGGTGGTGTTCCGTCCGCGAAGTTGTACCCGCTCGATTTGGAGCGTGGCTGGAGGGCGGCGCAGGTGGCGCGCCAGGTTGCTAGTGAGTTCCGAAAAGTTAAGGCATTGGAGGCAATTGGATGATGAATACACAGTTGGATGACAACGCGTTTGTGGCGGCGGTCCGCACGCTGGCGGGTGACGCGGTGGGTTTCGTCTACCGCGCGGACATGCGGAAGATGACGCCTGACGGCAGTTGCGAGTGCAAATACGCGGAGACGCGCGAGGGTGTTGTTCGCGGGAGTTGCCTTATCGGGCAGGCGTTGCTTGCCGCTGGCGCGCCGCTGGCAGAGGTTTCAGCGCTGGACAGGCTGAGCGATTCGAACGCGGACTACGTTCTGCCAAACTTCGGTTTGAGCTGCAAAGTCATCGACTGGGCGGCTTCGGTGCAGAGCAGTCAAGACGCGGGTGAGCCGTGGGGCCAAGCTGTTGCAGACGCCGATGCGCGATACGGTGATCCGCTTGCCTGACAACGCAATTCCAGCCGTATATGAAGCGCTAAACCGGGTTTCGAAGGCGGTTGGCGCCGTACGCAAAGACGACTTCAACCAAGGGCAAAAGTTCAACTTTCGCGGAATCGACGCGGTTGTGAATGCGGTCCATGCGGCACTCAACGAGCACGGCGTTGTGGTCATCCCGCGTGTGTTGACGGTTGACTATCTGCCGGTCACGATTGGCCGGAACGCAACGCCTGCAACGTCTGTGCGGTTGCTGGTTGAGTACCAGTTCATTGGTCCCGCTGGCGATTCCGTGACTGCGGTTGTTGCCGCTGAGGGCAACGATTCGGCGGACAAGGGTACGGCTAAGGCAATGAGCGTTGCCTTGCGTACCGCGCTGTTGCAGGCGTTGATGCTGCCGACTGATGAGCCGGACCCTGATGCGAGCTATGACGAGCAAGTGCCGGAGTTCGTGGGTTTGCGGAATCAGTTGGTCGAGCTGTGCCAGGTGAAGGGCCTTACGCCCGCTGAGGGCACGGAGCAGTTCAAAGCCGTTGGCGGCGTGGGCAAGATTTCCGAATGCACGGACGTTGCCGTTCTTCGCGGGGCAATCGACATGATCAAGGGGGCCTAGATGGGCGCAGACGCCGACTACGTTATCGAGCCGGAAGACTCGCTTGCGTACATTACTTCGCGGCTGATGGAGATTGAGGTTGCCATCTATCGCGGGCCGCTGGCAATGGGCCGTGAGCGCAACGCGCTTGTGGTCGCGGAAGAGCGCTACAACACGGCGAAAGCTAAAGCGTTGCTTGCGGTTCCGGTTGAAGATGACGGGCGCAAGTTGACCGCTGGTGAGCGCGAGGCGCGGGCGTTCTTGGCGACTGGGCTTGAGCGTGAGGCGTACCAAATTGCAGACGCCGCGTTCAAGTATTCGCAGGACGTGAGCCGGTCCTTGGACCGGGAAAAGGATGCATTGCAGACGCGATCGGCGAATCTGCGTGCAGAGCTGCAACTTTCAGGAAAGGGTGGCGCATGAGCGTGAGCATTGAGCCCGGCGCGCTGGAAACCATCGAACGGCGAGCCAGGAACGGCGTCAGCTCACCCGTGGAGCTTTTGCGGGTCATTGCATACGCCAAAGACTTGCTGCGGCGCAATGAGGCTCTGAGCCGGGAGTACCGGATTGCCTCGAACACGGCTGAGCAGTTGGCGGTGCCACTGGGCAAGGTGCGCGAGCTGGTGGCGGGGTTCAATTCCGGCGAAGTCGAGCTTGAGGCGTTCGTTGCGGGTGTCGCCTACTGGACAACCAACTAGGCGCGGTGGCACGCAAGACAGGACCGGACAAAGCGACAATTGCGGCAGTACGGGAACGCTCAGGCGCGATCTGCGAAAAGTGCGGATGGGCTGAGGGGCAGCAAATACACCATAGGAAACCGCGCGGCATGGGCGGAAGCCGCGAAGCGCTGATTAATTCCCTGTGCAATTTGCTTCACGTTTGTTACCCGTGCCATCGGCTTATTGAGTCGGATAGGGATACGTCCCGCGAGGCTGGTTGGTTGGTTCATTTCGCGGGCGATCCGGCAGTTGTTCCGGTTCTTTATCGGGGCACATTCAAGTTACTAGAGCAGAACGGAGGAATGGTTAGTTGTGCCGTGGTTCAAAGTTGATGATGGGTTTAGTAGCTCACGTCAGGTGATGCAGATTCCTAAACGTCAACGCGCGGCGGCTATTGGCCTCTGGACGCTGGCGGGCGCGTGGTCCGCTAAGGAACTGACGGACGGGAATGTTCCGGCTTTCATGCTTCCAGAGCTGTGCGGCACGGAGAAACTGGCGGGCGAGCTAGTGGCCTGCGGGCTTTGGCTGAGGGGCGGTAACGGGTTTGCTTTCGCGAACTGGTCGAAGTACCAACCGACCGCTGAGGAAGTCCGGTCAAAGCGGCATTCCGACGCGGAGCGAAAGCGGGCGAGGCGGCGAAAGCCTGACGGTACATACGAAATAGCCGCTACCAGCAATGATGCCGAAATGTCCACGCGGACAAATGGCGGAGTCCTTGCGGAGTCCGGCGCGAGTCCTGTGGGTACTCCGTCCATCCCGACCCGACCCGACCCGACCCGTAGTAAAGAACTAGAACCTGACGGGTTTGCGGAGTTCTGGCAGGCGTACCCGAAAACGGCAGATAAGGGCGCCGCGAGACGGGCGTACGTCAAGGCCATTGCGAGGGCTGACCCGTCTGTGATTCTGGCCGGTGCAATTAGTTATCGGAATGAGCCGGGGCGTGATCCGAAGTTCACCAAGAATGCGGCGACTTGGCTGAATGCTGAGTCGTGGGACAACCAACCGGAAGTTGTGACGCGGCGCCAAATAGGAAATTGGGAGGAAATATAAGCGGCGCGGATATTGCAAATCGTTGGGATGAGATAGCGGAGAAGGCCGTTTTAGGTTCGGCGTTGATGTGGCCGGACCGGGACGTATGCCGGGAGGCATTGCGTTCGGTCGAGCACGATGATTGGTACAAGCCAGCGCACGCGGACTTGGCGGCTGTGATTCGCGGAATGTTTCGGGCGGGTCAGACGGTCGATGCGATGACGGCGTTTGGTCAGTGTCAGGCGCAGGGGTTTGCCCACATTTGGGACGCGCCCCAGTTGGTCACACTGATGCAGACGGCAATCACGCCTGAGGGCGCCCGTACGCACGCTAATCGGGTTCGCGCCTTGTCGGGTATGCGGAAGCTGGCTGTAGGCGCTACGCGTGCCGTACAGGCGTTAGAAACTGGTTCGGCAGACGAGACAGGCTCAGTTCAATTCGCTATTGAGGCGTTGCGGGAAAAGTGCGATGAAGCCGAGAGTGTGATCCTTTCGGGCAACGCGAATCCTGACCTGTTGGGGATGGGCGAGTTCTTGGCGCAGCCGAGTACGTATGACTGGCTTGTGCCGGGCTTGCTTGAACGGATGGACCGCGTTGTCATTACCGGCGCTGAGGGTGGCGGCAAGTCGGTGCTCTGCACTCAGATAGCGGCTTGTCTCGCTGGCGGCGTGCATCCGTTCACGGGCCGTGTGATGGGCGACGGAGACAAGGGTGTTCGCGTGTTGGTGCTCGATTGCGAGAACAGTCCGAATCAGTCGCGGCGGCGTTATCGGTGGGTTGTCGAGCGGGTCAAGCACGTTCGCAAGATTTTCGACCATGACCCGATCGATTGGTCGAAGCAGATGGCAATCGACTTCCGTCCTGGCGGTATCGACTTGTTGGGTTCGCGCGATCGGGCGTGGATTGAGCACTCAGTGCAGGCGTTCGAGCCTGATCTTGTGGTGTTGGGTCCGTTGTACAAGTTGCATTTCGAGGACCCAAACGCGGAGGCGCCAGCGCGGAAAGTGTCGGGCGTGCTCGATGGGTTGCGGGAGCGGTACGGGTTCGCGCTACTCACGGAAGCGCACAGCGGCAAGGGCAAGACGGCAGACAATGCGGGCCGTGAGGTTCGGACGGTTGCGCCTGTCGGTTCGTCAATGTGGTTGCGGTGGCCTGAGTTTGGTTTCGGTCTGCGTCGGGCGCCGGATGATCCTGGGGAAGCGAGGGCGTCGATTGTTGACGTAGTGCCGTGGCGTGGTGCGCGTGAAGAACGGGCGTGGCCGAACGGGTTGTCTCAGGGCAGTAGTGAGCAATTGCCGTGGATTCCGGACGCCGATTACTACCAGAAAATGCACGAAGAAAAGTATCAGTTCAACTAGCTGGGAGCGAAACACTATGGCATTGCCAACTATTGACGGTCGCGGATTCATCATCTCGGATGAGATTGACTTCAAGGCGCTTGCGTCGGGTCAGCTTGTCGCGAACTTCACGGTTGCGTTCAACAAGTCCCGCAAGAATGAGCAGACGGACGAATGGGAACGGACGCACGAAATCGTTGTTCGGGCTACGGCTTGGGGCGATCTGGCGCAGTTCATTGCCGACAACTTTTCGAGCAAGGTTGATATTGACCTGTCGGGCGAGGTCTACACGGAAAAGTTCGAGCGCCGTGACGGCTCTGAGGGTTCGGCTACGGCGATGGTTGTTCGCAAGGTTGGCGGTCCTGTTCCTAAGCGCGACAGCAACAACGGTGGCGGCAGCGGGGGCGGCAACAACGGCGCCAAGCGTCAGCAGGCGGCTAAGTCCAAGGGGTCGAACCCGTGGGGTAGCAACCCGGCGAACAACCCGAGCAACGGTTGGTGATCGTTGCCGGACGTTGCTGAGCGGTCGGGCGTCGAAGTCCTGTCAGGTTTGGATTTTGACGCCCGGTGTGGAGTGCGTTGGGGGCCGGATGGGCGGGTTGATTGTGGGCCTGCGCCAGCCGTGTCAGACATGGATTACGTGTCTCTGAGTGGTCCGGCTGCAGACTTCGCGTGTGCGGATTGTGTTGCACGCGTTGTACTTCAAGATCGTTTGATTACCGTTAGGTGGTTTAAGTGAGCGCTTTGGAATTTCGACCGTGGCCGAAGACTCCGCGACTCAAGCGCAGCATGGTCGTATCGGAGAAAATCGACGGCACCAATGCGTGCGTGATCGTGACCGAGGATGGGCAGGTTGGTGCGCAGTCGCGCAATCGGTTGATTGAGCCGGGCAAGGACAACGCGGGGTTTGCGTTGTGGGCGTACGCGAATGCCGCTGAGTTGGCCGACATTCTTGGTCCGGGCTACCACTATGGCGAGTGGTGGGGCAGCGGCATTCAGCGCGGCTACGGGTTGTCTGCGGGTGAGCGCCGGTTCTCTCTGTTCAATGTGCCGCGCTGGCGGTTCGTCCTGCCTGAAAAGTTGGCCTTTCGTGAGCGTGAGGGGCTGCCTGTTCCGGAGGGTTTGGGAGTCGTTCCAGAACTGTATGAGGGCGATTTCAGTACCGAGAAGATCGTTGAGCTGACAACTGATTTGGATGATGGTGGGTCGATTGCGGCGCCGGGATTCATGCGCCCCGAGGGTGTGATCGTGTACCTGCCTGCGGCCAATCAGGGGTTCAAGGTGCTACTTGAGAATGACCACTTGCCGAAGGGTGCGAACGCTTGAGTGATCCGCGTGAGGACAAGTTGCCACGGTGGGCGCGGGAGCTGTTGGGCAGCGAACGGCGGAAGGCGAGCGACGCGCAGGCCAAGCTAGCCGAGCACCTGGGCACTGTTGTTGAGTCGCCCATTTGGTATGGGGGCTATGACAATCCGGTCTACCTGCCTGAGCGCTACGGCTATCAGGAGATCCATTTTCGGGTAGGCGGTACTGATCGGCTGTTCGATGAGGTGGCCGTGGGTCTCAATGGTGATCGGGTGGAGGTTCGCGGCGGTCGCGGTCTGATCCTTGAACCGGTTGCATCGAAGGTGGTTGTTGTGAAGCTGGGAGGGGTTTGAGATTGATCGAGCTTGTTGACGGGCGTTGCGTGCGTTCGGATTTCCCGCCTGATTGGTGCTGGCATTGCCGTGGGTTGCCGGATGACCCGTTCGAGACGGTTGAGGCGGTGACTGATGGCGAATGACGTTGCGGTGGACGCAATCAACCCGTCTCACTACCGGAGTCATCCGAGCGGCATTGAGTGCATACAGGTGACCGAACATATGGACTTCACGCTTGGCAACGCGGTCAAGTACATATGGCGGGCAGGGCTCAAGTCGGACAGTGCAATTCAGGATTTGCGTAAGGCTATTTGGTATGTCGAACGCAAGATCGCGAACCTGGAAAAGTCAAGTGGCGCGGCAGATTAGCAAGAGCGTGGAACTTGTTGCGCTAGCACTGCGCAGCGAGATTCGAGCGCATGACGGTTCGAGCCTGACCAAGATGCCAAAGGGGTTCGTGGACAGCTTGACTGGGCGGCTTGTCCCGTATGGAGAAATCGGTTTACCGGCAACAGTTATCAGAGAGGCTTGAGAGTGAACAAGGGTATGAGATTTGCGGCAGTGGTTGCGGGCGTCGCGGCAATGGTCACGCTGACGAGTTGCACCGATACGGACGCTGACGTTGCTTCCGCGAACCTGTCTAAGGCTGCGGATCAGTTCGAGATTGACCGGCGCATTGTGTTCTTCAACGGGATCACGGATACGTATCTGCTCACCATTGAGGGCAGGTGTGCGATCCACGACGACGGCGGGCAGTTGGAAGTCACCTGCAAAACGGGCGAGGGCGAGTACAAGAAGCACTTTCTCGGATTGAGCGACAACGTGACCTATGTAGCTGAACAGCTCGAAAGCGCGAGCGTGAGCACTGATCACTACCGGGTGATTTTCAAGCCCGAGGTCATCATTCCCGACATTGACCGACCGTGAGGTAAAGCGATGACTAACCGCATGAAGGCCAAGGGCGACCGTTACGAGCGAGATATGCGAGAGCTGTTCCGCGCTAACGGTTTCCCTGGATGCGAGCGAACGAAAGCCGGTTACGAACGTGACGCGGGTGACCTGCACCTTGATCCGGTCTTGGGTATCGGGCCGGGTGTAATCGTGCAGTGCAAGGACGTGAAAACGCCCTTGTGGTCCGAATGGCTGGACGGACTCACGGAGCAGGTTGGTGAGTCGCGGGCAGAGGTTGGATTCATTGCCTGGAAGCGGTCACGTCCCGGTAAGGCGCCGTTGAACTTGGCGGTTATGCCGGTGGACGCGATGACGTATCTGTTGCGTCGGGCGGGCTACGGAACAGCGTTGGGCGACTAGGTGGCCTTTGTTCCAGTCCCTAGGTGCCCGGTGTGCAGGCACGCAGTCCAGCTACACGCCAAGCACAACGGTTGCGCCCAATGTGAATGCCCGGGAATAGCTAAGCGGTTGAACGACTCTGGAAGTGGGCGAGCAAGTGGCAGAAATGATGGACGTTTCGGAGAATCAGCTTGAGCCGGGTTATCCCTGCCTGGCGAAGCTTGAACGCCGGATCAGCGGCGTGCCTTGGTATCTCGACTGTGTTTTGCCCAAGGGCGAGCACGGCGGAATCCATGAAACGCCAACAGGTCGGCAGTTCGGGCTAGGAATCCGCGCTTGACCGAACTTGAAGAGCTGATTTCCGATACGTGGGATGCGGTGGAGTTCTTGCGGGCGCAAATGTTCGCGAGGGCTAAGCCGCAAGACGGGGCGGCTCAGGGCGACGGCGAACGGCAGGAAACCGGGCGGGAAGTGTCCACGGGCGCGAAGCCAAAGTCTAAGCCTCCGTTCAATCTTGATGCGATGGACGCGGCGGACGCTGAGGTTGCGGCACTGATCGGATGGGCTGACACGCTGGGCTTGCGTGGGCAGTATCGCGGTTGGGTTTGGCGGGTCAATGGTGTAGCGCGCGGCGTGCTCTATGACGACACGCGGGCTGTGCGTGACGTGACCAAACTGTTGACCGATTGGCTACGGGCTGGCGGGAATGCGCCGGACGGGATGCTCGATGATATTCGTTCGGTGCGGAACACGAACCGGAAGAATTGGCCTGAGCTAGACGTGTTCTTGGAGCGCCCGATTGTGGAGCGTTCGAGGGTGGATGACCCAAACCAGTACGCACTATCTCTCTAAGGGGAAGCTATTGAAGCCGAAATTACTTGACCTATTTTGTTGCGCTGGCGGCGCGGCAGAGGGGTACGACCGCGCGGGATTTGAAGTTATCGGGGTGGATATTATCCCGCAGCCAAACTCTCCGTTCGAGTTTCACCAAGCGGACGCGTTGGACTTTCTGCGCTGGAACTGGACAAGATTCGACGCGGTACATGCTAGTCCACCTTGCCAAGCTTACAGCGCTATGAAGCATATGCCTGACGCCAAGGCGCATCCGGAGTTGATCGAACCAACGCGCGAGTTGTTGACTAAGTTGGGTTTGCCGTGGGTTATAGAGAACGTCGTCGGAGCGCCGATGGCCGGATCAATCGTTCTGTGTGGCTCAATGTTTGCCCTCAATGCGCAAGGTTTCGGGTTGCGCAGGCACCGACAGTTTGAATCGAGCCTACCAATCACGGCCCCGAGGCTGTGCGAACACAGTTTGCCGACAATCGGCGTCTACGGTGGTCACGTCCGTTGTCGGAGTAGCAAGTTTTGGCGCGAGACGGGCGCTGATTTTCCCGGCTACGACAAGAAGAGTCTTGCTTATGAGGCAATGGGTATCGGTCATAAAATGACAATGAACGAACTATCCGAAGCTATTCCGCCCGCGTACACGGAGCACATTGGGCGGCAGTTGCTTTCGGGCATGGCGCCCGCGTCAAGTTTGTTCGCGCTAGCCCGTTGACGGTTTGGCTGGACGAGTGGGACGCAATGCGGTTCGTCGGCAGGTCGCGCGTCACCCTCTACAGGTGGCGCAAGGCTGGAATCGTCAAGGTGGGCACGAAACGCGGCAAGTGGTACTACGACAAGGACTCATTGCGTGAGGCGCGCAAAGAGGCTAAGCGTAGGCAGCAGGCGACGGAGTTGCAGAATCAGAACCGGCGCTATCTGGCCGGTCCTGGGCGTGGTCATAAGAAACTGGCTCGAAATGAGGATCAGTTACCTTTGTTTTGTGCTTGATTGAGCGGCCAAACGGAATCCCAAGACACTAAACGCATTCCGGCCTCAATCCGAGCATCGGGCGGCGCCCGTCATCTAGCGTCCGGAGTTGCAGACCTCCGTATCAAGGGCCTCATGGGGCTTAGCTCAAAATGGGTAGAGCGGCGGATTCCAAACCCGCAGGTTGTTGGTTCGAGTCCAGCAGTCCCCGCAATTCAAATTGACCAAATCGACACTGTTAGAGGGATTCTCGCGTTGCTTGTCACTGTCTACACCAAGCCCGACTGCGTTCGATGCAGGCAGACCTTTAGGGCGCTGGACGCTCAAGGCACCGAATATCGAGCGGTGGACGTGAGTAAGGACGCGGACGGCTACGCGGCTGTTGAGGCGCTGGGCTACCTAGAGCTTCCCGTTGTGGTCACGCCTACCGAACATTGGTCAGGATTCAGGCGGGAACGCCTCAAGTCATTGAAGGCGGACGCATGAGCGCGGGAACAGTCATCGCTTGCAAGATCGCCGGATGGGTAGATCAGCTAGACGACGATGACCGCGCGGAGCTGCACAAGTTCCTAACCGATGGCGGTTCGATGGCTGCGCTGTTCGAGCGGTGCAAGACCGTTGGTCTAGTAGCCGGTCTTACGACGTTCAAGGACCACTTAAAAGAGCGTTGCGCTTGCGTAGCGGAGTAAACCGCGGGACATATGCCGGGCATTGGCATAACTGCACTTCAAAGGCTTTTGAGCCTGTTTGCGGACTAATAACTAGGGGTTGATTACGTGGGCGCGTTGGCTGACTTACTGAGGGGCGAACCTGCGCAGCAACCACAAGAACCCGATGAGCAGGACGGGCGAGCGCTAGCGGCCCTGATTGAGGGACCGCACGACGCGTCTGACTACGGCGCAATTCTTGAATCGTGTGGGCATGATCCCTCTCAGGTTGGATTCGCAGCGCCCCCGTCCGTTTACACCCGTTGGAAAGCTGACGGCACACAGGCCACGACATACAGGTACAAGCTCATTGCAAAGCGCGAATCAAGCGTTGAGCCTTTAATTGAGCGAATCAAGGCCGCGCCCAAGCGTGTCGCTGACGGTTCCACCGGTCCGCACTGGTTCGTGTTTCAGGCTGGCGATCAGCAAATCGGTAAACGCTCCCGTGACGGCTCGACTGCCGAAATCATCGAACGCTACCTAGATAGCGTCCAACAGGCCACGGAAGAGTTCGCAGACCTCAAGCGGCACGGCATTGAGGGAATCCAGATTTCGATGCCGGGTGACTGCCTAGAAGGCGTCGTATCGCAGAGCAGTAAGAACCTGTGGCTGACTCAGGAAACAATCACTGAGCAGTTCCGCATTTTGCGGCGCCTCATGCTGCACACAGTAGAGGCGTTCGCACCACTGACTGACCGCGTGTACCTGGACGTTGTTAACGGCAACCATGATGAAGCCCAGCGCGAGCAGAACACATATCCCGGTGACGGCTGGGCGACTGAATCGGCTATTGCGGTAGCTGACGCCCTCGAAATCAATAAAGCCGCTTACGGGCATGTTGAGGTTCGCACGCCGGATAAATGGTGTCCCGATATGACCAACGAGGTTGGTTCGTCTCTGGTCACTGTCGTTCATGGTCACCAATGGCGCATTGGCAAGGGCATGGCGTGGTGGCAAGAACAGGCATTTGGTAATCAACCCGCTGCGTCCGCTCAGGTGCTGCAGCACGGGCACGGGCACAGGTGGGAATTGGAAACCACACGGGACCGTGTTCGCGTTGCTTCGCCTACCTACGACTGTGGCTCTGATTGGTATCGGGGTGCGCACGGTGGCGAATCTAAGCGCGGCGGACTCGCGTACTTGCTCAAGAACGGCGAAATCAGCCGTATGTCTCTGGTCTAACGATTAAGGATTGAAGAATGCTGTTCGGTATTTCGTGGGCTGACTGGCTCACTATTAGCAAGGGCGCCGTAACGGTGCTGAGCGTGATTGTGTCCGTATTGGGGATTCTGCTTTGATCAGTATCCATTTGTACAGGTTGGCGAGTCTCGATGATGGCCGTATTGGCTGGAAGGCTCAGCGGACGAATACCGGGTTTATTGCGTCGGCTGGGTTGTTTCCGTTCGGTATCGCGGTCGCGAAGCGCTGACCCTAAGGGGGCTACTGGTGAAAACGTACCGAATCGGGCCAATAACGATCTACAAGCGCGCACCCGTCCAAACATGGGCAGAGCGCCTAGCTAAGAACGCGCCCGTCAGTGCCGAAATGGACTTGGCGAAGATCGGCGGTAAAGGCAAGTGGGTCCTGATCCGCGACTACACAGCGGGTAAGTGATGGATGAGGACGCGCTTGAGCCACTGAAAGAGCTACACAATGCCCCCACGCACTAAGCGAAGCGGCCTCGATCACCGGGCGTACAGGCGGGCAAAGAACCGGCTGCGGCAAAACGCACGAACATGCTGGCTCTGCGGTAAATGGATAGACGTAGACCTGCCATCCAATGACCCGATGTCATGGACTGCGGACCACGTAATACCGCGCTCAAAGGGCGGTCACCTACTGGGGGAACTGCGGGCGGCACATAGGTCCTGCAATAGCTCGCGCGGGAACAGGCCACCTGAGCGGATAGACCAACTACCAACGACAAGGCAATGGTGATGATGGCGCACGAAGAGATTGCACACAGGTTTGATTTCCACCCGGCAAGCACCGACGAGAAGCGGGGCGAGCACGGCTCTATTCGTGAAGCCTGCAAAGCTCTAGCCCTCAAGCTTGATGACGCATTGCCCAATGGGCGCGAGAAAGCAACAGCGCTGACAAAGCTGGAAGAGGCAATGTTCTGGTCGAATGCGGCGATTGCGCGGGCTAAATGAAGCTATTCCCAACGCTTATCGCGGGTGGGGCTGTCGGCTCTTACCTGACGTTCGTTTACCTGTACGTGAGGTCAACTCATTTAAGGGCGAGCCGAAGGGTATTCGGTTGTGTGTACGTGCTCGACACTGCGTCACTGCCTGACGAGCTGAACGCTGCGGTCACTGGCTATGCGCGACCCATTGAGGCAGGCAAGGGCTGATGCAGGCACTACTAGCCATATCGCAGGCACAGGGCAATGCGCATATCGCACGCCGCAAGCTAGACCGCCACCAATGGGTAGTGATCACGCCAAGGTCAAGTGATCGCCTACGGGGGATGCGGCTACACGGGTATGAGGAACTGCCAGGGGTAGCGGAGCAGACAGGCTATGCCCAACTCAGGGACCAACTACGAATAGCGATGATGCACCTGCCCACGGGTTGCGCTAAGCACAGCCAATGGTTGAACAGTGCAGGACGAACAACACTATGCCCCGCACAGTGCTACCGCCCTAACGGCACAGAATGCGCACAGCAGACCTAGGCACAACAAAGGCGAGAACGACGCTCAGCGTTGAACACAGAGCCAGCAATGCATAGGGGGCTATAACCCCTCCCGTGGGGTCTTGCGGCCTCCCCTCAGGCATACGTGCCGATATCCCCCCGAGCTAAATACAACCGCCAACAGATTCGTTCTGTTAGGCGGTTTTCACATTTCAGGAGGCGTTTTGTCGTCCGTTTATGACCGTGAGGTTCGCCGTATGGCTAAGGCGCGCGCTGATCGGCAGTGGGCTGGTCATTTCCCGGTTCCCAATGCTTTTTACCCTGCGATCTGGAAATTGCCGGAAATTAATTTTCCCGGCGCGGTGGAGGTGAAGAAAACTTCCCGTTTGTACAAGGCGCGGCGCTGATGGGCTCCGTTGAAGTCGCGGCAGAGATTGGTGACCGCCTTAAGACGCTTGAGGCATTGAGGGACAGCCTCGCGTCAGCAATTGATGCAACGTCCGGCGCCGTTGGTTTGGCCGCGCTGGCGAAACAGCTATTGGACGTGCTTGCGCAGATTGCGGAGCTAACGCCTCCCGATGTGAAGGACACGCCACTAGATGAGTTCACACAACGACTTGCCAGTAAGAGGCAGTCAATCCCCGAGACTGGCAGTTAGCTGCGATTATATCGGCACCTTTGCCGAAGAGGCCGCTAGCTTTGCCTCCGCGTATGGACTGATTCCGGACCCGTGGCAGCTTTTAGTTCTTGAGCAGTGGCTTGGTTATCGAGCTGATGGCAAGTGGAGTGCGTCTCGCTGCGGTTTGTCTGTGCCACGCCAGAATGGCAAGAACGCGCTGATTGAGATTCGCGAGCTGTTCGGCATGGTCGGCTTGGGTGAAAAGTTTCTGCACACTGCCCACGAAGTTAAGACCGCGCGTAAAGCATTCCTGCGTTTGGCGTCGTTCTTTGAGAATACGAAGAAATACCCTGAGCTTGCGGCGATGGTTAAGGAAATCCGCCGCACCAATGGGCAAGAGGCCATTGTTCTGCGCAATGGCGGCTCTGTTGAGTTCGTGGCGCGTTCTAAGGGCTCTGCGCGCGGCTTCACTGTGGACGTTGTTGTCATGGATGAGGCACAGCAGATGGACGACGACTCGCTTGAGGCGCTTGGTCCTACGACTGCGGCGGCTCCGCTTAAGAATCGTCAGCTCATTTGGGCGGGTACGCCTCCGGCGCCTGGAATGCCTAGCGAAGTCTTTACGCGTATCCGCGCGGAGGCGTTAGATGGTAATTCGCGGCGCCTGAGTTGGCTTGAGTGGTCCATTGACGCGGATTCTGATCTAGATGACCCGCATACGTGGGCGCAGGCTAATCCGGCGCTTGGATTTCGGCTGGGCTTGGAAGAGTTGGCGGAAGACCGCGCGACGTATTCCGATGAAGGCTTCGCGCGCGAGCGTGGCGGTTTGTGGTCGTTCGCGGGCACTGACGCGGTAATTGATGCGGATACGTGGGACGACGTTGGCGATCCTGCGTCTGAATTGCTCGATCCTGTGTCTTTCGCTGTGGATATTGCGCCTGATCGTGGCATGGCGTCTATTGCGGTGTCTGGCGTGCGCCCTGACGGGCTTTACCACGTTGAGGTAACTGAGAACCGCAAGGGAACTGATTGGCTGATTCCACGGCTTACGCGGCTGTGTGCTCAGTGGTCCCCTATTGCGATTGTCGTTGACGGTCCCGCTGCGTCATTGGTTCCCGAGTTAACGACTCTTGGCGTTCCGGTCTATTCGACGGGCGTCTCAGAGTTCGGAATTGCCTGCGGCATGTTCTACGACGCAGTTTTTAACCAAACGCTTCGCCATCCTGAGCAGCCGCTCTTTTCCTCAGCAATTGACGCCGCACGTAAACGTCCCCTTGGCGATATGTGGGCTTGGGGGCGGAAGACCAGCGAGTCGGATATTACGCCCGTTGTCGCGGCAACCCTTGCTCTCTATGGGTTTGTTGTTGCGCGACCGAAGCGGCGCCAGAAACAAGGTAAGCGAAAAGTACAGGTGATGATGTGACTGCGCCCAATATTGCAACCCTCGATGCGCTCAGCGCGGATGAGGCGGGGCTACTTGCTATGCTCTTGACTCGCGTTTCTGCATTTACGCGGGCGAATGCGACCAAAGAGGCGTACTACGAAGGTGAGCAGCGGGTCAAACAGTTGGGAATTGCTATTCCGGCAACTCTCGCTGACAAGATTGCGACTGTTGTTGGATGGTCGGGTACTGCCGTTGACGTTCTGGAAGAGCGCCTAGATTTCCTTGGCTGGGTTGAAACCGGCGCGAAATACGATTTGGGTAGTATTTTCAATGCAAACGATTTAGACGTTGATTCTGGCTTGGGTCATCTTGACGCCCTGATTTGCGGGACGGCATTCGTGGCAGTCGGCACGGGAGACAATGGCGAACCGTCGCCACTGATTACCGTTGAGTCGCCCAAGAACATGACGGGCCTACGGGATGCGCGCACGCGGCGGTTGACGGCTGCGGCGTCCCGGTTCCGCGACGAAGGCAAGGACTTCGACAACGGCGCAACGCTCTACCTCAAGAACGAAACGATCCGCGTAGCTCGCAGCAGCGAGGGTGCGGCCTGGGCGGTCGTTAACCGCGATCAGCACAAGTTGGGCCGGGTTCCGGTTGCGCAATTGGTGAACCGTCCGCGCTCTAGCCGGATGACTGGGCGCTCTGAGATTTCGCACTCTGTGCGCGGGTACACGAATGCGGCGGTTCGCACTTTGCTTGGCATGGAAGTCAACCGCGAGTTCTATTCTGCGCCTCAACGGTACTTGCTGAACGCTGCGGAAGATCAGTTCGATAAGGGCGACGGGTCCGTTGTGACGGGCTTTGAGGCGATCATGTCGCGGATGCTTGCGGTTCCTTTTGACGAGGACAATCCGGAGGCAAAGCCGGAAGTTGGGCAGTTCGCGCAGTCTCAGCCGGGTCCGTACTTGGATCAGGTGCGAGGGCTTGCGCAGTTGCTTGCGGCTGAGTGTGCCATTCCGCCTACGTATTTGGGCTTCGCGACGGATCAGGCTGCGTCTGCGGACGCTATCAGGGCGATGGAAGCACGGCTTGTGAAGCGTGCAGAACGTCGTCAGGCTGCGTTTGGCAAGGCGTGGCTTGAGGTTGCACGGTTGGCGCTGTTGGTGCGTGACGGCAAGGTGCCTGACGGATTCGCTGATGGCGTGTCGGTCAAGTGGCGCGATGCTGCGACGCCTACCCGTTCGGCGGCTGCCGATGAAGCTACGAAATTGGTTGCTGCGGAGGTCCTTCCGCCTGATTCGTCTGTGACGTACGACCGAATCGGGTTGACGCCTCGCGAGCAGGAGCAGGTTGAGGCGGACAAACGGCGCGCACGAAGTCGAGCAATTCTGGGCGGGATAGCGGGCGCGGCGGATGTGGCCACGGCGAACCCGCGCGTTGCGGAGGCAGCGAGTCGGCGCGTTCCGGCTGAGGGCAATTGACCACGGCGGCAGAGTTTCAGGCGGTCTTAGGCGACCTAAATACGGTGATGCTGGGCGACCTTGACGCCATGTGGAGCCATGCGGCGGATTGGGATGCGCAGGAGTTCCGGTCTTGGGTGCTGGACGCCTATCCGGACGTTGCGAGCCCTTACGTGGATGCTGCGGGAGATTTGGCCGCTGATTGGTACGACGACGCGGCGCCTGAGCTTGAGTTCAAGGCCAAGCCTGCGGCACTTCCGCCTGTGGAGCAAATGCGGGCGTCGGCTGGCTGGGCTCTGTCGAATGAATCGGCGTTCGAGTTGCTGGCGGGTTCGGCGCAACGCATGTTGTTCAACGGTTCGAGGCAAACAGTCCTTGGCGCGGTTGAGCAAGAGGCGGGCGCCACGTGGGCGCGTCACGCGTCGGGTACGGCGTGTTCGTTCTGCCGGATGCTGGCTACACGCTCGAACGTGTACGTCTCGAAAGGCGCTGCGGAGCACGGCAAGTCCGGCTCTAGGTATCACGACAATTGCCATTGTCTTGCCGTCATGGTTCGCCCCGGCTGCAGTTTCGAGCCTGCGCCCTATGTGAGTGCGTGGGAAGCGGATTACAAGGCTGCGCGCAGGCTGGCGGGGTCGGGTGACGTGAAGGAAATTATGGCGGCGTATCGCCAACTTGGGCAGTAGCGCAACAACTTACGCGGACGCCTTGCGGCTAAAGGGCGGTTTGTTCGATCTGACGAGATACGGAGTTTCTATCAATGAGTGACGCTGGAAAGACTACGCCGGACGATGCTGGCGCCGGGGGCGGCGAGCCTGACGGCAACGGCGGGAACGCGTTTCAGGCGATTACGTCTCAGGCGGATTTTGACCGGGCGATCAGTGCGCGGCTTGAGCGGGAGAACGCCAAGTATGCGGATTACGACGCGCTGAAAGACAAGGCTGGCAAGTTCGATGCTGGCGAGCTGGCGAAGCTCGATGAGATTGAGCGCGAAAAGCTGGCGCGGCAGGACGCGGAAACTAAGTACGCCGAATTGCTCAGCAAACAGGCGCGTTTCGAGGTTGCAAGCGCGAAGGGTGTCCCGGTGGCTCTGCTCAATGGTGGGACAAAAGAAGAGCTTGAGGCGCAAGCCGATGCTCTGTTGCAGTTCGCAGGCGCGGCCAATGGTCCGCGTACGCCTCAGCCGGACCCTAGCCAGGGGCAGGGCGGCGGTAATGGCGGCGATTCGGGCTCTACCGGCGATTGGCTGCGAGACAGCCTCAACCGTCGTTAATTCCAATCTTCAATTCTAACTGAGGGATACAAACATGAGTGGCTTTGCAAATGTCCAGGGTCGTGCCGATCTTACCGACGCGCAGATTCCTGAGGCCATCGTCAAGAACGTGATTGAGACTCTGCCGGAACAATCGGCGCTCATTCAGCGGGCGCGAAACGTGCGAATGGGCACGAAGAAGACCAAGCAGCCGGTGCTTGCGTCGCTGCCGGATGCCTACTGGGTTGACGGTGACACGGGTCTTAAGCAGACCACTAAGACAGGTTGGGAAAACGTGACCATGACGGCGGAAGAGCTTGCCGTTATCGTGCCGATTCCCGACGCTCTGGTCTCGGACTCGAACGTCCCGCTGTGGGATGAAATTAAGCCTCTGCTCACTGAGGCAATCGGCAAGAAGGTTGACGGCGCAGGCATCTTCGGCGTTGATAAGCCCGCCTCTTGGCCGACCGCGTTGGTTCCCGGCGCTATCGCGATGGGTAACACTGTCGCGGAGTCTGAGACTGCCGACATTGGCGAGAACGTGGCATTCCTGGGCGAGAAGCTGAGCAAGCAGGGCTTCGCTATCAACGGCTTTGCCTCGCGTCCCGGTTTGCAGTGGAAGATGGTTGGTCTGCGCAACGCGCAGGGTGTGAGCATCTACACGCCTGCGCAGGGTCTTGCCGCTGGCCTGCCGTCCGGTCTCTATGGCCTGCCGCTCAACGAGGTTCGCAACGGCGCATGGAAAGAAGACGCTGCAACTCTGGTCGCGGCTGATTGGTCCAAGGTGGTTGTCGGCATTCGCCAGGACGTGACCTTTGACATGTTCAGCGAGGGCGTCATCTCCGACGCTGACGGCAAGGTGATCCTGAACCTGATGCAGCAGGACAGTAAGGCGCTTCGCGTCGTGTTCCGTGTTGGCTTCCAGATCGCTAACCCGCTGAACCGGGTTGAGACGGACAAGACCAAGCGCTACCCGGCTGCGGTCATTACGCCTGACCTTACCCCGTAGTCGTGGCGCTCTGGAAGTCGCCGCAAGGCGAAGTGTTGGCGATTCCGGGCGATGGCACGCATGCGTTGAAGGCTCTTGGCTGGGTTCCGTTGGAGTCCAGCCCTGGGCCGGTCGCGCCGGAAGTTGCGCCAGTCAAGCGCGGTCGCGGGAGGCCGCGAAAGAATCCGATTCCGACAAGCTAGGGGCGCAATCGTGGCAATTGCATTCGATATTGACGCGGACTTGCGCCCGTTCATTGAAGACATAGAGAACGCGAAGGCGCTCTTGATGATTGAGGACGCGCTAGCAACGGCGTCTGTAGCTGCACCGTGCATCCTTGAAGATGGATTCAAGTACCCGGCTGCGGCTAAGGCGATCATTCGCGGCGCCATCCTGCGCTGGGCGGAGTCCGGTACGGGAGCAAAGTCGCAGGTGTCCGATACGGCTGGGCAGTTCGGTCACACGGAGACGTTGGATACGCGGCAGGTGCGGCGTGCCATGTTCTACCCCACTGAAATCACGGACCTGCAAAAGCTATGCAAGTCGAGCCGGGGCAAGGCATTCACTATCGACACGATGCCACCTGAGCCGGGCATTGCGCCAACGCTTGCGGGCGCTTGGGTTAATGGTCCATGTGGGACGGAACCGGGCCTGTGAGCCTGCGGGCGAGATACAAGGTTGGCACGCGGAAGTTCAGCGAGGGGCCGGACAAAGACCCGCGCGGCAACAAGGTTAAGCGTTGGGCACCTGCCGTCGAGCAGCGCGCGATTTGCTGGGGTCCGGCCAATGCGAACCAAGCTGAGCCGAAAGTTGTTGGGCATGACCGGGTTGTTGTCGAGCTTGAGCTTTGCGTACCCGAGGGCTTCGACGTTGGTCCGCAAGACAAGGTGATTATTGCCGGTGCTGAGTACGACGCTATCGGCTATCCGGAGGACTTCAACAACGGGCCTTTCGGGTTCCGCCCTGGCATGGTCGTGAATCTGAAAAGAGTTGAGGGTTAGTGGCCATTCGGGTCAAGGATGAGTTCGGCGAGGTTGAGACGTTCGGGGATGCAACGGGTTTCCGGACGGACGAGGAAACGAACAACCTTGAGGTTTACAACGATAGTGGCGCGGTCTTCGGGGCATGGGCCGAAGGCAAGTGGGTGTCTGCGGTGAAGCTCGATGAAGATTGAGTTTAAGAGCGGGGCATTTCAGGAGTTGCGGCGGGCGCCGGGAGTCATTGCCGACTTGGACAGGCGGGCGCGGCGGGTGCAAAAGGCTGCGGAGGCTGACGGCGGCAAGTACGTCACGGGCTCACGGCAGGGCGCCAGTCGCCCTCAGGGCCGTTGGCGCGCGTCTGTTGTGACTGCGGACTACAAGGCGCGGAAAAGCAACGCGAAGAATCACACGTTGATTAGAGCGCTGGACAGTGCCAGGTAATACGCGGAAACCGGCAATTTCGGTTGCGGTCGCGCTGTTGACCGCGAACCTAGACATTGATGTGGGTAGCCGCGTCCCGACTAAGCGCCCTGATTCGTTTGTGCGAGTTGCACGGACGGGCGGCAGTCGGATCAATGCGGTTACGGATGGGCCTTGGCTCACCTTTGAGTGTTACGCGCTCGATAGCGCGGAAGCCTTGGCGCTGCGTGTGTCCGAGATTTGCGAGTCGGCGCCGAGTTCATTTGTTGACTACATGAACGACGACGGAACCATGCGGCAGGCATGGATTTCGAGCTACGCGGAAGTTGGGGCACCCGCTGAGAATCCGGACCTTGACGTTCCGGATCAGGACCGTTGGACGTTGACGGTCGAGCTTGGCATTTCGAGCAACGTCTAAGTACAGCAATTCATTTCATGCCCTGGCGACTGCCGGGGCTTTTCCCATTGAAGGGGTCTATTTCTCATGGCTACTGATACCAGCAAGGTCTTTGTTCCGGCGCCCCCTAAGGTCAAGGGTGTTATCCACCGCGCGGAGCTGGGCACCGAACTTCCCGAGGACGCGGCTACCGATCTGGCCGTGGCGTACAAGGATCAGGGCGGCGTGTCTGATGCGGGCATCACTAATGCGCAGTCGCGTGATGTCACTAAGGTCAAGGACTTTGGCGGCAAGACTGTCGCGACGCCTCAGAGCGACTACAGCGAGACGCTGACCGTCGAGTTTCTGGAATCGACCAACCTGGAAACTCTCAAGACCGTGTTCGGGTCCGACAACGTGAGCTTTACGGCTGCGACTCCGGACAAGGGCGCTCAGATCGTGGTTGACCACACTGCGGCGGCTCTGCCCAAGTCGGTCTACGTGGTTGACACGGCGCAGGGCAAGGGTTTGCGTCGGCAGGTTGTGCCGATTGGTCAGCCTACGAAGGTTGGCGACGTGGTGCAGGTCAGTAAGGACGTTGTTAAGTACAACGTCACTATCGAGTGCTTTGAGTACGTGGACGGCGACAAGGCGTTTTTCGTGCGCGAGTACCTGTATGACGGCATTACTGCGCCGTAAGCGTTCCGCCCGGTGAGTGTTTCTTTGACCGGACCCACCTTGCCGGGTGGGACTTCACGGGTCCGTGTCTCCCAAATACTTTCGATTCTAAGAGGTCTGGTCAATGACTGTATTTACTGTTCCGAAGTCCCTTGGTTCCAAGCGTGTCAACCGTTTCCCGTTCCGTGTCGCTGACGGCGGCAAGGTTTTCAGTGTGCCGTTCGTTCAGTACCTTTCGGGCGCTGGCGCGGACTACCTGGAAGAGGCCGCAGAGAAGGGGCACGACGAGATTCGTCTTACGCGGCGTCTGGTTGAGATTGAGTCTCCCGACGCTAGCGAGGCCGTGGCGAAGATGTCGCGCGATCAGGTCAAGGCGCTTGGCGAAGCCTGGGCAGAGGCGTCCACGGCTTCCGTGGGGGAATCCTTGGCCTCCGACAACTCCTAAAGGAGCACGCGGGGGCCGTCGAGTACGACTTACTCTGTCGCGGTTTCAGGCTGAGCGACATTGGGACAGAGCGCCTTTCGTGGCACGAGTTGCACGTATTGCTTGAACACACTCCACCGAATGGTGAGTCTGCACTGTACCGGGCGCGGTATCCGCGCTCTTGGTACTGGACGCCTGAAATGGATTTCTTGGCTATGCAGCTCTACGCGATGCAGGGCGCCAATTGGCAACGAGCTGGCGGCGAAGGCGACAAGCCGGAACCCGTGCGGCGTCCTGCCGAGGGTGAGCAAGTAGAGGCTGCGGAGCCGGAAGCCGTTCCGCTGGATGAGATTAGAGACGTGCTAGCGGCTAGGGCGTGTCTCTCAATTGGTTGGCTCCGACGCGGGCGTGGATGACGGCGCAGGCCAGCAGGACACCACCGAGGTAGGTCAGGGCGTATTTGTCGTAGCGGGTCGCGATACCGCGCCA